GATGAATGGGAATTGATTACTAAGTATAACATAGGTAAGAAAAAATCTGATTACTAAAACGGTGAGTGATTATGCACAAAGCGAAAAACAATTTGGTCAAACTTGTGAATAAGTATACCAAAGAAGAAGTATTTACTAGAGATTACGATGATGTGATTAGAGAGGGCGCCAATGAATTCGTTCGGGTCTTTACTCAATCAAATCCTCAAAGAACTTATCTTGTCAATCGCACAGCGTTTGAGATTGGCAAGTAAGTCGTGATGCCTTCGGGGTCACGTATTTTAACTTGCTTAATAGGAGAAATGTATGACACGTATTTCATTTGGACCGTTGTTCCATCAAACACTTGGCTTTGAAAACTTTATTCGTGATGTTGAGAAAATTCTTGATAGTGAAGTCAAGCAATCAACCTTCCCTCCACACAATATCATCAAAGCAGATGATAATAAGTATGTTGTAGAACTTGCTGTTGCAGGTTTTGCGAAAGATGAGATTGATATTCAAGTACAAGAAGGTAACTTGACTATCAGAGGTGAGAAGAAAGAAGGCACACCAGATAATCAATATCTACATCGTGGTATTGGTAATCGTTCCTTCACCAAAGTAATCACAATCGCAGACACCATCGAAGTGAAAGGTGCTGAATTCAAAGATGGTATTCTACGTATTGGACTTGAGAACATCATTCCAGAACACAAGAAACCACGTAAGATTGAAATTGGTAATGACTTGAAAGAGTTTAAACCACAACTCTTACAAGAAAAACTAGTAGCATAAACGGTGGGGCTTCATGCCCCACTTATTAAAAGGTATATAATGGATAGAAATATAGAATCATACGCCAAAGTTTTTAATATTCTCGACAAAGAGAAGTGTGAGTTAGCAGTCAAACTCTTGGAAGAAAAAGAAAAAGAGTTTGAAATGCATACTTTTTACGATAGTTTTACTGAGACAAGTAAGTCGTATGATAATGAACTTTCTTGTTCTTTTTCTGACATTGAAACTAAAAAGTATTTTATGGATCAAATATATTCTTCCATAGAAAAATACATACAGACTATAAAATCCTCTTATCTCACTGGATGGAAAGGATATACTGAGTTAAGATTCAACAGGTATGATACTGATACACAGATGCGAGAACATTGTGATCATATTCATTCAATGTTTGATGGTAAACGCAAAGGAATACCAATCCTTTCGATTGTTGGTGTTCTCAATGAAGATTATGAAGGTGGTGAATTCATTATGTGGAAAGACACAGAAATCAAATTGAAAACTGGTGATATATTAATTTTCCCCTCTGTTTTTTTATATCCCCATAGAGTAAATCTTGTAACGAAAGGAACACGTTACTCTTTTGTATCGTGGACATGGTAATGAAACCAAACTCAAATTTTAAAATGCCCAAACAGTTGAAATGTATTTTAGCTAGTATGGAAAAGGGTGAACATAAAACAAACTATCGCAAAGCAATGATAGCAGCAATTATTACACCAAAAGTTGACTTTAAGAAAAAAAGGGAAACAAGTGATGAATGATATTTTAGTATTGAGCCACTTCCACAAGGACTTTCCATTCAACCATAACTCTTCGTGGATGAGAGCAGCATTTGCAGGCGGCACAGGAGCATATGAATACTATCCTCCAAGCAAAGACGGTGTGTGGATTAACACATCAAGAGAACAGAAACGAATTCAAGAGTATCAGCACTATTACAGCCATGTAACTGAACTTGAATTTCTAAAAGCAATGGGTCAGCAACCATCCGAGTATTGGTTGTGGAAATATGGTCAACTGGATTATCTTGGATGCACAACATATCGCCGCTATCTGTTGATGGATAACATCGACACTGGTGCTGCAAAGATTAACATGGCACCAACACAAGAGAATGCCGACAAACTATCTTCTGATTCACAGAAGATGGCAGCACTACATTTGCTTGAGAAGCACGATGTCATTACAAACAAACAAACAATATTATCATGCTCAATTGAAGAACAGTATCTACAATCACAACCACGATTGTATTGGGATTTGTTCAAAGAAGCAATCGTTGAGTTGTTGCCTGATTACCGTAATAAGATGGATTGGTTCAATGGTAACGAAATCAGCTTTGAGACTTGCTACATCATGCGTAAGCAATTATTCAAAAAATATGCAAGTGAACTTTTTGAGATTTATGAGTATATTTGGATGAGATCGAAAGCATACCCAACTGAGGTGACAACATCTGAACCATTGCCTTGGCGTTATCCTGGTTTCTTAGGCGAGAGGTTCTTACCGTTCTTTATTGCGATGAATGCGTGTGATCCAATCCATGTCCCACTAGTGATTTTGGAATAATTTTATGATTAAATTTATTTTAATATTCTGGTTATCAACACCTAGTAATTATACTGTGCATGATGGATTCACATCGTTATCTAGTTGTGAAGAAAAAAGAGAGTTTTTTACTAAAATATTAGACAAAGTAAATTCCAATTATAACGCTGAATGTAGAACACTATAAACGTATTGGAATAGTGGCCGAAGAAATCTTCCAAAATCCTCCTATGTAGGTGAGCACTTACTTCTATTATGAAAACTAAATTTATTGACGCACACATGAAGGCAGCAGAGGTTTATGCTGAACTATCATCGGCAACACGACTTCATGTTGGTTGTGTAGTGGTGAAAGACAACACCATCATTGGTATTGGGTATAACGGTATGCCAAGCGGTTGGGACAACAACTGTGAGGATACTGAATATGTCTTAAAAGAAGAATGTCATGCTACTCCCGAATGGTTGATTGAGAACGGTTTTTCTGAATCTGTTCATGGTTGGTCACGAAAGAGAACCAAGCGTGAGGTGCTTCATGCCGAAACAAATGCTCTGGCAAAGATTGCTCGTTCTACTAATTCATCTGATGGATCATCGTTGTTTGTCACGCACGAACCATGTCTGGATTGTGCCAAAATAATTCATCAAGCAGGAATCAAAGAAGTGTTCTACAGAAATCCATATCCACGTGCAAATGGTGGTGCGGAGTTTCTCAAAAAATGTGGTGTCGAAGTCCAAGTAGTTTAATTTTTTTTATCATAGGATATATCATGAATGTAAATACATCAAAAATTGCTAAAGAGTTCGCAGAAAAAAACTCTTATCCTAGAGCATACAAGTATGACTTGTCGTTGCGTGAGTTCGACAACAAGGTGGAGTTGATTGGTCTGGTCGATGACCCAACCTATGACATCAACGATTTTCGTGGTCGTGAGATGCTGTTCCCTAAGAAGTGGGTAACTTTGAGTGTGTTGGATTATGACACAAAGGTGGCAGCATGATAAAGTTAATTACATTCAAAACACAACAGACCATCATTGGTGATTTGACCTACAAGGATAAGTTGTGTGTCACTGTAGCAGAACCAGTTCAAGTTATTTCTATTCCTCCTCGTTCTGCGTCTGATTCTGGTGGTATTGGATTTGTTCCGTATTTGGAATATTCAGAAGAATTCAAAACTGGAATCACCTTACATGAAGAAGATATTTTGACAATCACTACTCCAGTGGTCGAGTTGTTGAATCAATACAATAAAATGTTTGGGAGTGGGATACAAATTGCTCCTTCGGGCTTGAAATTAGTCTAATTCTATGTTATACTGTGTGAATGTCAAAATATTATACAAATGTCAGCATCTATGGTAGTTCAATACTTCTTCGTGGAGTAAACAATGGTAAGAGATTTAACACAAAAGTAAAATACTCTCCAACCGTATTCCTTCCTTCCAAAAAGAAAACTGAGTGGAAAACTTTGTTCGGTGAATGTCTCGAACCGATGAAGTTTTCTACTATGCGTGAAGGTAAGGATTTCTACAAGCAGTATGACACTGTGGAAAACTTCAAAATCTATGGCAACGATAGATTTGAGTATTCGTTCATCTCCGAAAATCATCCTGGCCAAATTGATTGGGATATCAATCACATCGATATTGCCATCGTGGACATTGAGGTGGGTTCGGACAATGGTTTTCCTGATCCCAACAAAGCCGAGCAACCTATCACTGCGATTGCTGTCCATCGATTGAATGGAGGCATTCGTGTGTATGGTTGCGGCACGTATGTCAATCACAATGATAATGTCATCTACTTCAAGTGTAAAGATGAGAATGATTTGTGTCGGAAGTTTTTGGATGATTGGATTGCAAACTGTCCCGATGTGATTACTGGTTGGAACACCAAGTTCTTTGATATTCCCTATCTGATTAATCGAATCACACGTGTTCTTGGTGAAGATGAAGCATCTAAACTTTCACCGTGGAATAATCTCTACAAACGTGAGACAATGATTCAAGGACGCAAAGAAATTGTCCATCAAATTACTGGTGTGGCAGCACTTGATTATATCGAACTGTATAAGTGGTATGCACCTGGTGGTAAGTCACAAGAATCATATCGACTTGATGCAATCGCACAAGTGGAACTTGGTATTGGTAAGATTGCGTATGATGAGTATGATTCGTTGACGCAACTCTACACAGAAAACTATCAGAAGTTTATTGACTATAACATCAAAGACGTTGAACTGATTGTCAAGTTAGAAGATAAACTAAAACTTATTGAACTGGCTCTTACTCTCGCCTACGATACAAAGACAAACTACGAAGATGTCTTTGCTCAAACACGCATGTGGGATTCATTGATATACAATCATCTCATTGAACGAAACATTGTTGTTCCTCCGAAAGAGAAGAACAGAAAAGACTCTGCGTTTGAGGGTGCGTATGTGAAAGACCCACAAGTTGGATTACACAATTGGGTTGCATCGTTTGACTTAAATTCGTTGTATCCTCATTTGATTGTCCAGTATAACATCTCACCTGAAACTTTGGTTCAACGAGAAGATTATAACGATGTAATGACTACTCTTGCACCACAAGCAAG